TGAGGATGCGGCGGCAGAGATTGTTCAAGAGCGTCAAGCAATGGCGCAGATACAGAAACTAGCCGATGTCGGATGAGTTGCCGTACAAGCCTTTCCCTTGGGATAAGGACTTGCCGGGTGCAGCAGCAATCCAGGCGTGTTGGAACGGCACAGCAGATGAGGTACAGCAGCGCAAGGCGATGGAGACTATTGTCACTGGCCTGTGTGGGTACTACGACCTTTCGTACCGTCCTAGTGAGCGCGATACCGCGTTTGCGGAGGGTAAGCGCTTTGTGGGTGCGCAACTTGTGAAACTCACCAAATTAAACTACTCGGAGTTGAAAAAGAAACATGGCTGAAGCAGCAGAACAGACTACCGGAGCTGATGAGGTTGTTGAGGAAACTGTTGAAGAAACAGCAGCACCTGAATCCAGCGAAGCCCTGACCGTTGTTGAGGACACCACTGAGCCATTGCCGGCTGCGGCTGACTTCCCTGAAGATTGGCGCGAACGGATGGCGGGGGAGGACAGCAAACTACTGAAGCAATTGCAGCGTTTTACCTCACCGGACAAGGTGGCTAAGGCGTTTGCCGATACGCGCGCGCGACTGAGTTCTGGCGAGTACAAGCGGAACTTACCGGAAGATGCGACCGACGAAGAAAAAGCGGCCTGGCGCAAAGAGGTCGGCGTACCTGAAGCGCCTGACGGGTATGAGGTTAAGTTGCCTGAAGGTGCGGCTCTGACCGATGAGAGCATGTCCCCGCTGGTTGATCGCTTTAAAGAGGCGGCACACGAACACAACCTGCCGAGTGAGACGGTAGCCTTTGCGTTGGAGTGGTTCAACGAGGCGACTGAGAATCAATTGGCCGACCAAGTGAACGCGGACAACGAGCACAAAGCATCTGCTATTGATGAACTGCGCCTGGAGTGGGGCGCAGAGTACCGGGCGAACATTAACTCTGTGACCTCGATGTTTGGTGAGATGACGGACTCGATCTTCGCTGCCCGTACCCCTGACGGGAGGCTGTTGGGCAATGACCCTGCGTTCCTGAAATGGGCTGCAGACACGGCATTGACCCTAAACCCAGCTGTCTCGGTAGTGGGTCCGGGTGGCGGGGTCGAGACCATCGACACAGAGATTGGTGAGATTGAAAAGCTGATGGGCAATAAGAATTCAGCGTACTGGAAAGGCCCGCAAGCGGACGCGATGCAGAAGCGTTATCTGCAGCTGATTGAGGCGAAAGGTAGGCTTTAGGTTATTGACAAAACCTATCGTTTATGAATAATTGATAGATGCTACAAATGCAGCCCCTACAGATGGGTTGGCGGCCCCGCAAGGACTACCTGCTGAATCTCCAGATGAAGGACTACCTCGCAAGAGCAAGTTTTTTTAATCAATAGGAGATTTCTGTCATGGCACCAAATGCCCCACAGATTCAGTAAGCACACATGCTGATCTCCAAATCTGAACAACTGGGAACCTGATAAGGGCAACCAGACGGAAGGATTCTTCGCCATAACAATGAGGGCAGAAGATGAATGAATCATTAGTTAAGTATTTAGCAGGGCTTTTAGACGCGGATGGCTCACTTTCGTTTGCCTTCAGGCGTAGTGAGAAATATCCCGATGAGTACAACGTGGGTTTAAATCTACGTATCACTCAGTCTGACGAGGTGGACCGTGCTGGGTTTATTCGGCAATTGCCGGAACAAACCGGCTTTGGGACATCGAGTGAATATGGATCTAAAGGCCAGTTTGCAACGTGGAATGTCCACAAGCGTGCAGACCTTGAAATGTTACTGCCTAGATTTATCAAACACATGGTAATTAAGGCTAAACATTGGCAGTGGTTGCTGGATACATGGCGTGAAATCACGCGAGGTGAGCGCAACACGCGCAACGTGACCGGAGAAGAAATGGAACAATTGAAAGAATTGTCCAAACATTCTCGGAGGCTGAAGGTTGGCCCGCTGAGGGCTAAAAATCATCCTACATGGGCGTGGCTGGCAGGCTGGTTAGATGGTGACGGCTATTACACCATGCGGTACAGCAAGTCAGATAACTACACCGCGATGCGGGTAGGTGGCGTGGCGCATATCAATGACGCGGCGGTACTGGAGTTTATACGTGATGCGTTCGGAGGCAGTATTAAGCCTCACGGCCAGTCCGAAAATTGCATGGTCTGGTATCGAAGCCTCGGTGTCCGTGATGCAAGTTTTGCGCTCAGTTTTTTAGGTAAGGTGGTGCGACATTCAAGATTGAAGCGCCACAAGATAGAACAAATGATTCATTTCCACCGGCAACGACTGAGTGATTTGGCCCCCACGGGGGAAGCGACAGTCTGACTACATTTTTATGTAGCTGATCGGCAAGAGTACATTGCCGGGTTTGAGCAGCGCCAAAGCCTGCTTCGTGATGCGGTCACAACTGAGGCTGTATTCAAAGGCAACCAAGCAACCTTCCTGGTCGCGGATTCTGGTTCTGCTACTGCGGTAACGCGTGGTGTGAACGGTAGTATCCCGGCCCGTGCGGATAACCTGAGCCAGTTGACTGCGACTCTGACTGAGCAGCATGACCTGGTACGCAAGACCGGTTTTAACGTGTTTGAGTCTCAAGGCGATCAGCGGCGCATCATGCAGGAAACCAGCATGGGCACCATTAATCGCACTATTGATTCAGACATTCTGACCGCGCTGTCTAGTGCGAGCGTGAGTTTGTCGGCTTCTGTCGCAACCATCCCGTATGTGGCGAACGCCATTACCAAACTGGGTAATGCGGACGTGCCTTTTGACGGCAACGTTTGGGCGATCATTTCCCCGGCGTTTCTCGGTTATCTGATGCAGACCACCGAGTTTTCCAGCGCTGACTACGTGACGCGCAAGCCTTTCGATAGTGGTGCTGAGTGGGCCGACCAGCCTGGTTTCTACCAGTGGTACAACGTGAAGTGGATCGTTCACCCCAACGTGACGGGCGTAGGCACCGCGACTGAGGTGTGTTACATGTTCCACAAGAACGCCATTGGTCACGCGGCTAACACTGCGGGCATGGACAGCGTGATTGGTTACGATGAGGAGCAGGATTACTCCTTTGCTCGCGCCTCGATCTACATGGGTTCCAAGCTCTTGCAGAACAGCGGCATCGTGAAAATGAACCACGACGGCTCAGCCCTCGCTTAATAGGAGATAGAACATGGCTTATGCAACTTCCAATCCTCCGCAATGCCTGGTGCAGGGTGTCGCGGGTCCCAGTCTTTGGGTGTACGTCGATGGCGACGCGCACGGTGACGTGGACGCGACGGATTACTTCAGTAACGGCGACGCATTGGGTATGAAGGAAGACGACATTGTTATCGTGAATGATAACAACGTGCCTACCTGTACGATCCATCGCGTCAACGCAGTCACCTCGGGTGGTGCGGCAACCTTGTCTGCGGCGACCTTAGCGTAAAGCGCCAGACAGACTTAATAAGGCTCCTTCGGGAGCCTTTTTTTTGGAGAAAATATGCAAACGGAAAAGATTGGTTCTTATGTCCTGCCGCGCGGCAGACTGCAGCAAGGTGAATTTGCGCGGGTGGTGCATTGCGCAACCATTCCACAAGGCGTGCCATACAAACAGGTGTTAGAGCCTGGCTTCTGGAGCCTGGTGCAGCGCACGATACGCGCGGGCGACAAGATTGAGGTGGTAGACGAAGGGGGTTCTTACTACGGGGAACTGTACGTTCAAGGCGTGGGCGTGAATCAGTTGTTCGTCAAACAGATCGCGTATATCGAGTTTGAGGGTGAGATTAAGACCGAGCCTGAAGATCCGTTTGAGATTGTGTGGGCGGGTCCGTCTGCCCGGTTTCGCGTGATCGACCGGCATACCGGCAATGTAATTCAGGAGAAGCTGAAGGACAAGAAAGCCGCGTATGACTGGGCTGCAGATCATTACAAAGCGATGGCCAGATGATTACGCAGCTCAAGCTGTACAACAACGCGCTGATGGAGATCGGTGAGCGCGCCCTGCCTGCGCTGACGGATGAGAATGAGTCTCGTCGTGCGTTGGACCAGGTGTGGGATTCAGGTGAACTGATTGACTACCTGCTGCAGCAAGGGCACTGGAACTTCGCTTCTCGCACATCTGAGTTGACCTACGCACCGTCTATCGAGCCGAGTTTCGGCTATCAGTATGCAATCTCCAAGCCTTCGGATTGGGTGAAAACCACCATGCTGTCGGCGGATGAGTATTTTTCCATTCCGCTGACGGAATATGAGGACGAGCGGGAATACTGGTTCTGTGAGCATCAAACGATCTACGTTAAATACGTGTCGAATGATGCGGCTTACGGGGATGATTTGTCGCTCTGGCCGCCAGCTTTTTCTCGTTGGGTGGCGGTCTATCTCGCTTCTCGTGTGTGCGAGCGGCTGACCCAGAACGCGACCAAGGCGGCTGAACTCAAGGCGGCTGCAGACCCTGAGGCCAAACGGCCAGCGCTGCTGATTGCAGCGCGCAGTTCTGATGCGATGGACGAACCCTCGCGCGCAGCGGCACCGGGGTCCTGGTCGCTCTCACGGCGCAGACATCGCTATGACAAGATGCGGGGGTCACTCATTGGATGAAGCGCACCTCTCGTATTGGATTGGTCGACTAAAGGCGGGGTCCTCTGGCCAATACTTCACCGCGAACGGCGAATGGACAGAAGGGTATGCCGATACCGTGCAAACCTTATCGGGTGCAGGCGCGGTAAATACCACGTCCAAGGTGACACACATAGCGACCACCGGCACGGATGCGCTCAGTCTGGCGGATGGCAGTGACGGGCAATTTAAGTACCTGGTGATGACGGCCGACAACGGGGCGGGAACACTGACTCCCTCCAACTTGGGCAACGGTACAACGATTACGTTTGATGATGTGGGGGACACGGCCATGCTGTTGTTCACCAATTCGGCTTGGCATTTCATGGGCGGCACGGCGACATTGGCATAGTATGGGTAAAGATATTGGTCAGCTTTATGCGTTTAATCGTGGCTTGGTGTCTAATCTGGCACTTGCTCGTCTGGATGTTGAGCGGCTTGCGCTATCCGCTGAGACATTCACGAACTGGATGCCGCGTGTCTATGGCGCGATGTCTCTGCGCCCTGGTACCCAGTATGTGGGTACAGTGGATTCTGCTTCTTACTTTGTACCGTTTATTTTTGGCACCACTGATACCGCCTTAATTCAATTTGAAGCAGGGTCGGTTCGGTTCTGGGTGGATGAGGCACCGATAGCGCGTACTTCTGTGTCTGCGTCCATCACCAATGGCGCGTTTACGTCCGATGCCACCGGTTGGACCGATGACGATGAGTCTGGCGCGAGCAGTGCCTGGGTGACAGGTGGCTACCTGGGCTTAACCGGCACGCTGTTCAATGAAGCCCGGCGCACACAACAAGTGACAGTCACAGAGACTGGTACGGAGCACGCCTTAAAGATCATCATTGATCGAGGCCCGGTAACGCTTCGGGTCGGGTCTACCTCTGGCGATGATGATTACCTTTCGGCGGATCTTGGCGAAGGTGAGCACTCCTTAGCCTTTACCCCGACAGGCAACTTTTACATCCAGTTTGCGACACGCTCTAAGTCAGTCAAGCGGGTGGACTCGGTCGCAATAGACTCTGGCACAGTTGAGTTAACCTCACCTTATGGCGCGAGCGACCTATTTAAAATCCGCTATGAAGAATCTGCGGACGTGGTGTACCTCGCGTGCGACGGTTATCAGCAGTACAAGGTCGAGCGGCGCGGCACGCGGTCCTGGTCCTTAGTGAAATACCTGCCTGAGAACGGCCCCTTTCGCGTACAGAACACAGATCCGATTACCATAGCCGCCAGTGACACGGAGGGCGATATCACGCTCACAGCGTCGCAGGCGATCTTTAAGAGCACGAATGTCGGCAGTCTCTACCGGATTGAGTCGGTCGGCCAGTTGGTGAGTGC